TATGATGGTACAGTAAAAAAATTACCTTGTAGTGTACAAGATTATGTATTTGAAGATTTTAGTATTGCTAATTATCCTGAAACATATGCAGGTATTAACTCTGAATTTAATGAGATTACATGGTTTTACCCTTCTGCAGCCTCTACACAGATAGATAGAGCAGTTACGTATAACTATCTAGAGAAATCATGGCATACATCTAATTTAGCTAGAACTTCTTGGTCTGACTATGGTGTGTATCAACAACCTTACGCAACAAAATATTTTCCTAACGATACTGCTACAACACCGACTGTAAAAGGTTTGACAGCAGGTGCATCTACTTTTTATGAACATGAAGTAGGTTTTGATGATGACGGTACAGCTATGACAGCTTTCATTACATCTGGTGATTTTGACATACAAGATGGTCAACAAATGCTTTCTGTGAGCAGGGGTATACCAGATTTTAAGGACCAGGTGGGAGATGCAACAATAAAATTAGGTTTTAAATCTTTCCCGTCCAGCACAGCAAACGAGATATCAAGAATTGTAAATACAAACACGACAAAGTTTGATTTGCGTGGTAGAGGTAGACAAGCAAATGTTGATATTAGAAGCACTGATGTGGGTGCTAATTGGCGTTATGGTACGTTAAGACTAGATGTAAAACCAGATGGAGGTAGATAATGGCAAAGATTGCAACAACTAGATTACCTGATTCAACACCAGAGTATGAGCCATCTCAATTTGATGCACTCATTCGTGTCTTGGAGCAGATAACACAACAATTAAATTTTGGATTCCAACAAGATATAAAAGACGAATCTACAGCAAGGAGTTTTTTCCTTGGCGGATAGTTTTAAAAGTTTTTCTAAGACAGCAACAGGGTCTAATACAGCGGTTTATACCGTTCCTACAGCTGATTCTGGTGCAGTTCCGCCAGTTTTACCTACGACAGCTATTGTAAAAAGCATCAGATTGTCTAATCAAACAGGTGGCGCTGTAACAACAACTGTAGCTGTACTCGATTATGACGCTAGCTCACCGTTGGAGATAGAACTATATAAAGATAGTTTAGCCGATGGCGCAGAGTCTGAGGTTCTCACTCATCCCGTGGTTTTAGAGCAACAAGATGCTGTTAAAATACTTGGAAATGGTGTAAAAATATTAGTTAGTTTAATGGAGATTACGTAATGTCTGATGAAAACATAGGTAAAAAAGTACAGGACGCTGAACAAATAGGCACAGAAAAAGTAGGTGATAAAGAAATACCTATCTTAAAACCTGAAGTTTACGTAAAAATTTACTGTTCTAATTGTAACGCTGAAGTTGATGATGAGGAGAAGGCTACTGGCAATTGTAACGACTGTGGTAAACCTTGGGCCGAATCAAAGGCCAAGGATGTTACCATTCGTGTCGTTAAAATGCCTGAAGTTTTTGGTGACGGCGGAGAACTTTAACGATTCTCACACTCACACGTTTCACAGCGATGTTTTTCAGAATCGCTTAAGTGTCTTTCTAAATCTCTTTCTGCTGCTAATAATCTTTCGTGATATCTGCTCACCTTATCAGCAAGGTTAGCAATAGC